ATGGGTTAAGAATAGTGCATTTATAGGACGGAAAGATTATTTAACACAGCATGAAATAATAGCTTATGGTTGGCATGGTAGGCACAAAAGGGAAAGGAGCCAAGATAGAAGTGTTATATTATATCCAAAGAATAGAAAAAACGAATTACATCCAACAATGAAACCAGTGGGATTATTAAGAAGACTAATATTAAACAGTACAAAGATAGGCGAAACAGTATACGACCCGTTTGGAGGGAGCGGAAGCACGCTGATGGCATGTGAACATACATCAAGGAAATGCATAATGATCGAAATGGACCCGAAATACTGCGAAACAATAGTAAAGAGATGGGAAATACTAACTAAAAAGGAGGCGAAACATGCTAAAGTCAATATGGGATAAATTAAAAGAATGGCTCGATAAGCTACGCAAGAAGCTTGGAGAAATAGCACCTGACGCCGGAACAGTATGAAGTGGCAAAACTTAATACATAAAAAATGCCCAAAGTGTGACACGCAATTCACAGAGAGAATGGATAGAGTAGTAATGTTTGAATGTGAAGAGTGTGGATTTATGATATCGCAAAGTAAATTGTTAGATATACTAACAGATGAAACCCACGTTTTAAGGAATCATCTAACACAACACGAGAAGACATTAATTGAACAAGCAACAGGACAGGAGGGAACAGAGGAGGACGTGCCAAAGAAAAAATACTTATGGAGCCATGACATAGACATAGAGCAAGACGCGGTAGTCGAAGCCGCTATTTTTCATTGGCGTAAGACAACAGGAGCATACGTAGATAGAAATACAATGCTCAAGATTATAGTAATAGAATATGGCAAAGGATTAGGAAAATGATAAAAAGGTAGTATAATAGAAATATGACAGAAACAATAGAAACAAAAACAGATGAGTCATCCGACAAATCCGACATTATTAGAGATTTGAAATACGACATCAAACAAAAGATAGTCAAGCCTTTGAAATACGTAATAGCAGATAGAATAGTAAAGAAGATAGATTATGTATTAGCAGACAAATTCCAGACATCACTTATAATGAGGCGCAGGAAAAGAGAGTTAATGAAAAAGATATTCTTAGAGTATTGGGCAAAGAGCATGGGAGTAGTATCAGCGACCTGCGAAAAGGTAGAAATACATCGTGATACTTTTTATAATTGGATGAAAGAGGACCCAGTCTTTGCTAAAAAGATTAATGATTTAACAGGACAGAAGAATACAATAGCCGAAGATTTGCTATGGGGAAAGGTAACGATTAAAAAGGATGGTGCATGCATTAGATATTATCTAGATCGAAAGCACCCGGGATACAAACCAAAGGTAGTTAATGAAGTAGTTGCCGGAGATATTACATTAGAAGATTTGATAGATAAAGATGAGGACGAATTAAATAAAAACAATGACAAGAATAAAAAGGACAAATCGGTGGCTGATGGAAAGCCTCCTGTGGATAAGAAACAAGAGGGGAGTAAAAGTGAAGTTCAAATCAAACACGGCGCAGAGGTGGTACTGGAAAAAGAGGACGCGCCGAAACCTGATACTGAAAGCACGACAAAAGGGATTAAGTAAAGTAATAGATGGGGATCAGCTAATAGACTGTATAAGAAAAAGCACAAACGCTGTTGTTATTAGCCATGAAAAAGGGGCAACAAAGCGTTTATTTGCTTCAGTTAAATATTTCATTGACAACATGAAAGTTAAGCCGACGCTGTCAATCGATTCAAAGACAGAGATAAAGTTCCCAAAGAGAGATTCGTATTACTTTATAGGAACGGCAGGACAAAAAGCATTCGGACGAGGAGATACAGTAAGCAGAGCTCATCTATCAGAGGCCGCGTTTTATGATGACTTAGAAAAGATACTGGCAGGAATATCGGAAGCCGCCGAATACGGACAGATAGACATTGAAACAACACCAAACGGCAGAGAGCAATTCTATGATATGTGGGAAAAAGCCAAGACAGGCAAAAGCCCATACACCGGCATATTCATACCTTGGTTTATAGATAGAGAATACAGCTCGGACTCAATGACAGAAAAAGAGAAGCAAGGATTAAGCGTGAGCGTGCAGGAAATGTTTGCGATACCGGACAATGAGTTTGTAGCAGGATTAACAACAGAGGAAAAGAAACTGGCCGAAAGAGTAGCAGATGAATATAAAATACTAATGACGGCAGGACAATTTAAGTGGAGGAGATATAAGATATGGGATAAAGGAGATTTATTCTGGCAGGAATACCCAGAGGACGACGTCAGTTGTTTTTTACAAAGTGGAAGATCAGTGTTCAAAAGAATAGTAAGAGATGAACGCAAGAGAGTGCCATTGGATGATATGGACGCATTTGAAAAATGGGGAACACAGGAAGAGCGCGAGGCATTAAGGAAGAGAGTATTATATGCAGGAGTAGATGGAGCAGAGGGAACCATAGACGGCGACGCGCACTGTTTTAGTGTGATAGACGTCAGGCCATTAGAAAACAAAGCGTACGTGATTTATGAACATACAAGCAATGAGCCGATAGATATCTTCTGGACAAAGATAAAAAATGTTATAATGGATAAAGACGGAAAGCCGCAATTTAGAATTATGCTTGGAATAGAAAAGAATGGCGTCGGAGTAGCGCATACCAGACAGGCAACGGTGCAAAGGATCAGACATAAGGAATGGGTAACATCAGGAACGACTAGACCAGTGATGATCACTGAATTAGAAGAGGCATACAGAAAAGAAGAGTTGATCGAAACATACAAAGACGCAGAAGACGAAGCGCGTAATATGATATATACTAAAAGCAACAGGCCAGAACATCAATCGAACAAACACGATGATAGAGTGTTCGCAAGAGCCATTGCATGGCAGATGAGAAAAATGCCTGTGCCAAGAGTGACACGTTTATAAAATAATGCTATAATAAAAACATGGGAATAATCACAAAAATAACAAATGCACTCAAAAAGAAAACAATAGTTCAATACGGGGGATTTGAAATATTAAATAGGCTAACATCTGGGGCCTGGAGCAAGACAAAAATGCTAGAGCAGTACGAGAAATCGCTCTATGTTTTTGCATGTGTGTATAAAATAGCAGAAAAGGTATCATCGATAGACCTGGACCTTTATCAAATAATGAATTCAAAAGGCGACGTGCGTGAAATACAGGATCATCCATCGCTTGATTTATTGCACAAGCCTAATCCATTTCAAACCAAATCAGAGTTTTTGAAAATAACAATGATCAACAAAAAGTTATGCGGCGACGCTTTCTGGTTTAAGGTTAGGAACGAAAGAGGACAGGTAGCTGAGCTATGGAACTTAAGACCAGATTTTATTGAGATAATAAAGGATCCGGAAGATTTTATAAAAGCATATAAGTTTAATAAAACAGATGGAACGCAGGAAATATTAGATCCAGACGACGTGGTGCATTTCAAATACCCAACACCATTGAATGATTACTTCGGTACAAGCCCAGTCAAAAGCGCGACAGTCAGAATAGACACAGAGAAATACGCAGGAGAATATCAGCGTGACTTCTTTTTGAACAACGCCAGGCCAGATGGAATCATTAAGGCAAACACCGGGATGAATTTAGATAAAGACGCCAAAGATGAAATTAGGGAGGAATTTGAAAAGAAACACAAAGGAGTAGGCAAGAATAGTAAACTGGCCATAGTAGAGGGCGACATCGAGTATCAGCAAGTCAGCATAAGCCAGAGAGAAATGGATTATATAGAATCGTTGAAATTTACTAGAGATGACATACTAGTAGCGTTTGGAGTACCAAAAGCAATCGTGGCCATTACAGACGACGTCAACCGGGCCAATGCAGAAACATCGATGTATATATTTTTGAGCGAAGTAGTCAAGCCAGAGATATCAATGCTAACAGAGAAGATAAATGAAGAGTTAATAATACCGGACTTCGGTGATAACTTATTTATTGATTACGAGGATCCAACACCAGAGAACAGAGAGCAAACAATCAAGGAATACGAAACAGGAATTACAAACAAGTATTTGCTTGTTAATGAAATAAGAGCAAAGGAGAACCTCGAACCAATCGAGGGAGGATGGACTATTTATAGACCATTCAGTGACATGCCGTCTGGTGGATTAAGCAAAGGAAATCAATCGAAGTTTATTGAAGAATGGATTGAAAGGAAAAAACAGGAGATTAAAGATAATAAGCTTAGAGTGTTCAAAGGACGCAATATGTTATTAAAGAAATTCAAACTCAAGGAGGAGTTAGTAAAAGAGCTCGGTAAAACATTCAAAAAAAGAACGACAATCGAGAAAACAAAAGATATCAAAGAAAATAGCAATGACGACAAAAAAGAAGTAACGCCATTGATTAAAGGAGATATCAGAGAGAAGTATGCAGAACTAACAATCAAACAAATAGATCATCGTGCTGAGATATTAAAGACAGCAATGAATGGAATAGCACAAAAACAAGGCGATGAATTAATTGCGATGTTAAGTAAACTTGATTTAACAAAAGCAGTCGGCAAGGAAACAAAAAAATCAATTAACAATTTTTATAAAGATCAAGAGCCAATATTTGCAGAGTTCGTGTTGCCATTTTTAGATGAGTTTACTCGGATGGCAGGAATAGAGGCAATGGCCATGGTCAACCCAGACAAAGGATTTGAAATGACAGAGGCAATCCGTAAGGTGTTAGAAAAGAGAGCAGAAGAATTCGGGCTAGGAGTTAACCATACAACAAGAGAAAAGATAACCGCAACAATCAATGATGGATTATTACAAGGCGAAAGCATGATCCAAATAAGCGACAGGATCAATTCGGCATACGAGGAATTTCCAACATGGAGATCAGATATGATTTCAAGAACCGAATCAACGGCCGCCAACAACGAGGGATTTATTGAAGCTTATAAGCAAAGCGAAGTAGCCACGCATAAAGAATGGATAGCAACAATGGACGACAGGACAAGACCAGCGCACCAAGAACTGGATGGAGAGATCGTGCCAGTTGATAAATCATTCTCAAATGGGCTAATGTTTCCGCAAGAACCAAACTGCAGGTGTGTTATAGGACCCGCATTTGAAAAATAAAAAAACTATACTTGACATATAAAAAGTGCTATACTAAAAATATGAACAAAATAGACAAAAATAAAATATTGAAAACAAGCCTGATTTTCAAAATCAAGGAGATTGATGATGAAAAATATATCATTCGAGGAGTGTTCTCAACTGGAGGAGAAGACAGGCATGGAGAAATTATAGATCAAACAGGATGGGATACTAAAGAATTCATGACAAATCCTGTGATTTTATTTGCGCATGATCAGTGGACACCGGCAATTGGAAAAGCAGTAGAACTTGGAACAGATGGAAACGGAAACCTATCAGGAGCAATACAATTTGCCGCCGAGGAATTTGAATTGGCAAAGACAATATTTAATTTATATAAGAACGGATTTATGAGAGCATTCTCGGTTGGATTTATGAATAACAAATATGAAGTGAATGAGGAAGACGATACTTTAATATTAAGAGAAAATACATTATACGAAATTAGCTGTGTGAATGTTGGAGCAAATGCAATAGCATTGGCCAACTCAAAAGGAATAGATACAAAACCTATCAAGCAAGCAATCAAGAAATCAATGAAACAAGCGAGAGATAAGAGAATAGGTAAAAAGATAGAAAAGAACGAGGTTGAATTGTCAGACAAGACTATAGACAAAATAAGCGAAACTTTATACAAAAAACTACAGGAAACAATAAGTGCCGATAATGTCGAGGAAAAGACTAAGGTCGAAACCCCTACCGGCAAGGGCGGTGTCAAGAATAAATATTCCAATAGGAAAATTAACTTGGCAATCAGAGAGCTTATAGAAGAGAAGCGTAAAAAATTAATTAACAATAAATAAACACATGAATATAGCAACATTGATAGCCAAATTCATCAAGGATGGATTTGAAGCGCTAAAAGATGAGGAAAAGCAGTTATTGAAAGATAACGTCAGCTTAATGTCCCCATCTCAACGCGAGAAGTTCGAGGAAGCAACCAAGGAAGTTGATCCAGAAGAAAAGGAAGAAGAAGAAGAAGCTGAGGAAGAAGAGGAAGAGGAAGAAGAAGCAGTCGATGAAAAAGCTTTGAAAGCAATGATTTCAAAGAGTGTTCAAGATGAGATCGGCGAACAGGTTGATAGCATTTCTGAAAAGTTAGTTACAAAGTTTTTTGCAGGAGCCAAGGATCAACGCAAGAAAGTAATTGATACTGGCAAAAAGGGAGATACCGATGGGAACGAAAACACTAGAGCTTTTATGAAAGCTTTATTGGGGCGTGATAAAAAAGCATTGGCCGCTTTCAATACTAAAGCAACAACTTATAACTACACAGGCGATGACGCCAGAGGTGGTTATTTAGTACCAGAAGAGTTGCAAGCAGAAATATTGAGAATTGCTGAAGCTGAATATGGTATCGCAAGACGTGACTTCACGTATCTACCATTCAGTGGACCTGGAAACGAACGAAAGATTCCAACGTTAGCATCGAGCGTATCAGTCAGTTGGGTAAACGAAGCAGGATCAAAGCCTGGCACCAATCCAACATTCGGACTAGTTACACAAACACTTAAGAAGTTAGCCGCAATCATTCCATTCACAGAGGAAATATTGGAAGATAGCGTAATTAACTTAACTCAGTTAGTAGCAACACTATTCGCAGAAGCCGTATCAAAAGAAGAAGACATCCAGTTCTTATATGGAACAGGAGCGCCATGGACAGGTATTCTAAACAACGGTTCAGTTGAAGTAGTAGCACTAGGTGCCGGAGAAGGAGTTTCAGACATCTCATTTGAAAAACTTATTGACATGCAAGATGGATGTGCTTCTGGAGCATTAGCCGGAGCTAAGTATTACATGAATCGAACCATCTATAGTTACCTAAGAAAACTAAGAGCTGATGCAGTATCAGCAAGCGATGGAAAAGGAATGTTTTTACTACCTCCTAACAAAAAGAGCATTGAAGATATACTAGATTACCCAATCGAACTATCTGACGCTCTACCAGGCAAGACATTAGCCGGAAACTCAAAGCCATTCGTTATCTTTGGTAACCTAAAGCTGGCCGCAATATTTGGCGACAAACAGCAAATCAGAGCTAAGCTATTAGATCAAGCCACGATTACCGATGGAGATGGGGAAACAACCATCAACCTAGCAGAGGAAGATATGATCGCACTCAGACTAGAAGAGCGTGTAGGGTACGTGTTAGCACTACCTACAGCAATCGTAGTTCTTAAGACAGGCGCCGCATCCTAAACTAGGCGCATAGAATAGGAGGGAGATCGATCTCCCTCCTGAAAGGTCGGAATAAAATAAAAAAATAATTAAACTTAAACTTATGGCCGCAACAGTACAAATAAACGAATTTAATACCGTAGGAGAAACTAAGACAGCTAACATCACTAATTCCAATATGGGATCAACTGATGCTGTTAACTTAGTAGCTGCGGATTATCCAGTTGTACCAGGAGAGAATACATACGAGAAATACCAAAAGGTTGAAGTCACAGCAATGGGAGGATCAAGTAAAATTGATAACCTCAAGATTTGGAGAACGACTGCACTAGGTGGATCAGCCGTCCATTTGACAAATGCAAGAGAAACTTCCTATGGAGGAGCAGAATCATTCGCAACACCAGTAGCAACTGACTCAACTCCTGCAACAGAAACAATGCCTACAACAGAACCTACAGACGCGAACCTAGGAATCGGTGGAGCATTAGCAGGAGAGCTAACAGCCGCAGGATCATCCGATTACTTAGTTCATCAGATTCAAACAGACGCAGGCGACGTAGTAGGAGCTTCTTGTACAATGCATTATCAGTACGATGAAACGGCGTAGGTTAACACTTTTATGGGTAAAGTAATTTGTGGACCTTGCAAAGCAGAATTCAAAACAAACGAGGAATACCTAGCACACAAATGCAAAGCCGCCGGAGGTGCTAAGCCTACCGAGCCAGAGTACTTAACTAGAACGACCACTCCTCATTTTGCGAAGATTTCTGAAGCCGCAATTAAAAGAGGCGCAAGTAAAAAAACTAAATAATAGCAATACAATGCTAATCGCTGAACAATACAATGTAAAATTACCGTTCAGTGATGGGCGGTAATTTATTTTATGAACAAACAATGGGAATTTAATAAAGAAGTAATAGAACCAGAGAGATGGGTATGGGGAGTCATTTATAAAGACAACTCAGAACTCCATCAATTCGGAAACGATTTGATATTTCATC